AAGGGCGCTATAAAGTCCATAGTCTGCAATCAGACCACTATCACCGATCTAGCCTAAGCTAACCGTCTTGCCGCTATTGTATCACAATTCGCAGCTACTGTCAACAGATGCCTAAGCACCTATCAACCTTGATACTTTCGTATCTGGCCTATAGTGTAACACACTATCAGCCCATTGTCGATAATCAATCTATTCGCTTAGCTGTAGTCCTTCATCTTCAGACCCTCAGGCATCAAGTATCGATTGATGCTAACTCAAGCAATTAATTATCTGGCGCTATTGTAGCACAGTTTATCCCGTGTCTGTCAATAGGTCACTAGGGTGGCCCAGAGGCTTCGCCTAGCTATCTAGTAGCTCCTATTAGCCTTAGGTCGTAGACCGTGGCTTCTAGGTAGTTTCTAGCATGTCTGTATTCTATCACAGTTCTATAGCCTCTTGTCAATAGGTCTAGTCCTATAGCCATAGTGCTATGTCTTGTCTGTAGCTCTATTGTCGTAGCTATGTCTATTCGTCTATGTCTATAGCTATTGTCTGTAGTCTATAGCTCTCAGTCATAGGGATGTCTGTCTATTCGATGTTAAGACGTAGTCTGTAGCTCCAATGCTAATTGGTGGCCTGTCATTCCATGACTGCAATAGATGCGAGGGATTATCGGTAGAGCTTAGCCTTATAGATTCGGATTGTGAGATGTAGTATAGGTGCATAGGCATTAGGCTATGTCTGTAGTCTTGGCGTAGAGCTTAAGCAATAGCTATGTCTGTAGCTCAGCAGTAGCTAGCGAAGCAATGAGGCAGCTAGGCAGTATCAATGTGCAACATGATACAGATGCCGCCCTCCCGTGCTCAGATTAATGAACGATTAATTAATTAACGCTTTATTAACAGGCTCTGGCCGTAGTCCGTGCCGTGAGCTATGTCCGAGCCCGCTCACAATGCCCCGGGAAGGCCCTTTATAGCCCCGTGGAGCGCTTCAAATGCCCCGGCCATATCAGTGCCGCATAGCGCCCGAATAATCGCCCATATCCAGCTATCAGCATAGCCCGTAGAGGCTAAGCATCAAGCTAAGGATAGGGCTAACTGTGGGCTACGCGTATGCGCACATAGCCCTTTAGTCGCGCGTGTGTTAGCGCCCGCGTGCGTGTAGGCACAGGCCCATGGGGGAGTACGCGCCTGCGTCTATTGGAGGTGCCCCCTCACAATTCCGAATCGTTTTAGGCCCGGGCTCTGAGTAAGCTAGGCCGTAGCCCTAACCTAGCCTAGTGCTTAAGGCGCTGCGTAACCTTGCAGATTAGCATACACTGCTGCCCCGGTAGTGATACAGGCAATGTTAATAGCTGCCGCCGCTGTACCCTTAAGGGGTGTAGGGAAAGTAGCCTCCATGCTGCCCGTCATGCTTGCTGGTAACTGCGTGCGCCAGATCACGGTAGCACCGTCCTTAATAACAAACTCGGTAGCTACGGCATTGGTATTGCGTAGCTGAATAGCCGTCACGTAGTTACGGATACCCGCAGCCGCTGCCGCCTTAGCAACAACGTCGGTAGTATTAACGATACCCGCTGCCGCAGCAGCATACTGCCAGTCAGCCTCAGGGATAGAGTAAGGCTTATTGATGGCCGCGCCTACTACTGTAGTGATAAGGTCTGCCGTATCGCCCGTTGCAACACCTGTATAGTTAGCTGTTACGGCCCGGCCCGCTAAACGCACAGGGTTACCGCTTACCGCAGCGTCGTGGGCCGCCGGCCCATTAACTGTGGATGTTAGGGCGCTACCTACAGAGCTAGAGCGCAGATCAGTAAAGCAAGGCACAACGGCGAAGGTGGTTGTACCCGCCGTTGTCGCTGTAGACATACGAAAGCGAATAAAACGTGCCAGCTTTGGTACAATGTATAGCCCGGCTGCTGTAATAGTAGCTTGTGTGGCACTGTTAATAGTAGCAGGCTCTACCCATCCGCTCACGTAGTTCACATCGTCAGAACTAAACTCCGGCGTAATGACACCGGTTGTACCTAGCGACGTGACGTGCAGGCTTAGGGCAGTGGCCGGGTCTTCTCGTGTATCCCAGTCCAACAGAATAGTGTTGATAGGGATAACACCAGCTACGGTGTACTTAAAGGGCAAAGCCCGGTTGTTAATAGGGGTACTCATTATTTTCCTTCTCCGGCCCACGCCCTAAGCGCAGCCTTATCTATGTTACATTTAGCTAGGTCGCTTCTAAGTATAGGAACAGCTTTAGCTAAGCCCCCATTCGTAGTCACGTCGATAGCACTCTCGGGGCAGTCCTGTATTAGCTCTACGGGAGGCAGAACCTTATGGGGCAGGGTGGCCTTGCAGCCACTTAGGCTACCCGCCACCAGCCCGAGCCCCACCAGCATCAGCCAGAAGGTGTATTTCACACCTCGCAGACCGTCCCGCGTAGCGGTGGCGAAGCTACTCAGAGCCATCAGAACGGCCTGTGAGCGCCTTTTGAACATCAGTTGGCACATTGGTATTGCTCCAGTCATTATTCGCTTGTAGGGCCTTTGCGAGGGCTTCCTGAGCCTGCGTCAATTCCCGCTGTTTTGAGGCGATTTTCTGTGCCCGGGCTACCAGCACCTTCCGGTCCTGTTCGCGCTGCTCTGAGAGCCGGGAAAGGGCCTCCTCGGTGCCCTCCAGTTTGGCCGATAGCTCGGCATTTGTGTGGATTTGCGCCCACAGTCCCCAGCCGCAGGCCCCAAGGGCCACGAACAGGGCAAGGATTAGGTACTTCATACGTTAGCCCTAGGTGCGCAACCGGACCGGAACTCGATAGCCTCAGCCTCGCGCCGCTTAGTCAGGCCGGGGAGTACTCTACCGCTTGCCATGTTCCAGCGCTTGAACTCGTCAGCCGCAGCATGGCAGCGACCTGAGTTAATATGACGAAGCATAGTGCTCTTAGCATAAGCAGACTCACCTACGTTGAATACGAAAGACACAAGCGCATCATACTGCCGCTGCGTCAGCTTGGTTGTGGTTAGGCGTTTAATAGCAGCCTCGGCATCACGGACATCCTGTTGCAGTAGCTTAGCGCATTGCTCAGCACTCAGCACCTGCCCCATCTTAGCGGTCTTTGTATGACCAGCACAGATAGTGACAATGCCGACAGGGTCTTTGTACGCTACGGGACGCATACCCTCATGGGCCACTATAGCACCCGCCCCGCCGATAGACAGCGAGAGCAGGGCTACAGCCACCCGACCTTTGATCCAGTCGGGGAACGTCATTAGACGATACCGTTGGTGACGGCAGTAGCAGTGAAGTCGGCAGCGAGGTTACCCGATACGTCTTTCAGCTTGTTAGTACCGCCAGTGTAGGCCACGTTAACGGCACCTGCCACGAAGTCCGTAGCCACGTCCAGGTAGACGAAGGGGCCATCGATAGTCACCTTGGTCACGGCCTTGGCCTGTGTGGTGATAGCGAAGTCGCCAACAGCAGGCACAGAGGTAGGGTCCAAGCCCTCGCCGTAAGCCAGCACGATACGCTTCTTGTTCGCAGCACCAATGCTACGGGAAGCGATCACGGGCACAGTAGTCTCAACGAAGGCCGAGAGAGCAGCAGCGCAAGCCGTGAAGAAGGCGCTAAGCTGGAAGGCATGCGGGGACTTGGCAGCACCTGCGTGACCGCGGCCAGCAGAGATTTCGACAGCAGAGATAGCCTTAGCGGCCTCATTGCGCAGCTTGATGCCCATAGACAACAGGCCGGGAGAGGGGAGAGTAGATACACGCATGGTGATTCCTTAGTTAGGCGGCGGTTAAGCGGCACCTGTTACCGTCTACGACGGTGTTTGAGCATACTGTTCCCACCGGATGTGGGAGTCGAGTAGCGGAGATAACCCATAGGGTCTTTGATTGCTTCGGCGTGAGCCTTAGCAGCCATACTTGCAACAGCCTTCTTTTGATCGAGGGCCAGTGCTTCTTGGAAGTGACGGACTAGCCCTTCCACTGCGTCAACGCGGTCATCGTGTACGAGGCTATCCCGTACAGCGGACAGCTTAGCCATCTGGTAGAAGAAGCTGTAGGTTAGGCGCAAGGCCGGTGCGTAATTCGCGCAGCGCATAGCGTCTTCCCGTACCACAGCCTCGGACACCACCAGCGCCCCACGGCCCATGACAGGCTCCAGAGTGGCGATGATACGTGCCTCTTTCTGCCCGTGGACAAGGTCGTCCTCTAGGCCGCATTGCAGATGCTTGCGTAATATAGGTGCAAAGACGGCGCGGAAAGCACCATGCCCCATGTTCTTCTCGATCTTCACTATGTCGGGCTTATGTGCCGCGATGATCTTCGCCAGTTCTTCCAGCTTAGATTCTTCATAGCCGCCGGGCATACCCCCAACGCTAATCAAGTGCACATTGCCATTGAGGAATCCCCCAATAGCCCACGCAGTCTCGTCCCCGTTAGCGCCTCCGCCAGCCGGGTCGATGTAAGCCACACGGGATTGCAGCTTAGACACCTCATGGCTAACGTCACTGGCCTCTGTCAGCTTAAAGCCGAAGTCATGCACAGCAAAGTCACGCACATGGGAGCTAAGCATCCCACGGATAACCGTCAGCGGGAAGCGATCCCCTGCCGGGTTAATCAGCGTCAGCGCAGTTAGCTTCAACGGGTTCCGCATGGCGTCCATGAGGGTCGTATTCAGCATGTGTTGTAGCTGGAAGTACGCAGTACCTTGGTCCCGCTCCTTCTTCTGGAGAGTCTCCTCACCCAGCATCACGGCATCCACCGGCAAGCCCTGATCCCCGAGCATGCCACCGCCCTGAGCCAGCGACGGGTTGCGTGCTAGCCGAGAGGTGATGTAAGGGGCCAGGTTATTACCGTAGTGCTTGACCTGCTCGGGCGTAGGGTAACGCCCCGGCCAGATACGAACAGCTACACCACGCCCCGGAAGGGAGTTGTAGATAGAGTCCATCGTCTGCGGAGTGCCCAGCCACACAATGCGGCCCGGGTTACCGTTCTTATCCACCACGATGGAGGTAAAGTCCTTAGTCAAGTGCAACAGCTTAGCCCGCTGGGTAGCGGTAGCCGAGTTCTTGGAGGACTCAATATCATCGGGGATCAGCAAGTCGGCCCGCTTACCCTGCAAGTTAGAGTCAATGCCCACACACGCCACGCTAGGGGACTTGTCCATGCCCTTGAGGGAGTGGTGCAAGTCGAAGCCCAGCACGGATGTGCGGTCACCGGCCATCTTATCAGGGCGCATGCACTCTAGCACGTCCATGTTCATGACGATACGGACGATCAGGGTAGAGATTTCCTCAGCCTGAGTACCACCCGCCGAAATGATTAGCACACGTCCGGTAGGGTCGTGGATCAGGAACCATACGGCATAGGCCGCAGCAATCGTGGTCTTAGCCTGCGAACGCTGCGCCTGTACCATGATGCTGGCCGGGCCGTAGGCTATGTATCCAGCGATGTCCCTCTGAATCTCTGAGGTGCTAAAGCCAAGCTCTAGCATCACGTCCTCAAGGAAGGGGACGAACTCGCTGTAGTGCGCCTGCACTAGGGCAAGCTGGTCCCATCTAACCTCAGCCTGCTCGACGCCTTCCCATGCCTTCATTGCACGCCCGCCTGTAGGCCAAGGTTAAAGGCTAACTGCTCCTCAGCCTCTTGCAAGGCGGCAGGGGCAATCTTTTTCTTGCGGCGAGCAGCCAGCGCATCAGACAAGTCCGACAGGGCCTTGTTGCTAGTAGGGCTGGCAGTGATGTTGTTGTTCTTGAGGAAGGTGATAGCCGCAGCCAAGTGCGCAGCACTAGGGGGTAGTGTCTTTACAGTACCAGTCTCCTCGTCTACAACGTCAATAGGCTTGACGGCCTCAGTGAGGCTACGGGCAATCTGAGCATGAAGCTCTTGTAGGGCGTTATCAGTCGCGGCCATGTTTATCCTTCTTAATCTTCCGTGGCAAGTACCACTTATCCCTTAGCAGGAAGTAGAGTTGGGCAACGGTGTACACCAAAGTGACGAGCAGTACCACCTCGGGGAGGGGGATGCCTACGATAGTTAGGCCACCGACTGTCACCGTGGGTGCAGCGCGGGTTGCCTCAACGATGAAGTCGTGGTCTATAGTCATATCATTTAGCAATCAGCCATTTGGCAAAGGTTGGGTTATCGCGGAGAATGCCGAGGATGCCAGTAGCTAGGCTACGGACATAGTCCTCCTCGACCTCACCGCCATCCTCCCGGCCCTGCATATACCTTACGGCGTGCATGGCCTCATGGAGGACAGTGTCTTTAGTAACGAACATGTCGTCACAGGGCTTAATCTGAATCTCCCCCGCGTCCCCGTGCATCAGCCCAAGGGCGTCAGAGTCAGCAGGGAGTAGGGTGATCTTAAATACGCGCCCGTTAATCCTCAGGCGCTTGGGGATCACGGGATCACCAGAGGCTGTGTGTCTTCAAGCGGGATCAAGTTAGGCTCACGCTCCAATTCACCGGCACCTAGGTACATCCCAAACGGCACTATACCTGTAATACCAAGATCGAGCGCATCGTCTATCGCGGCCCTCTGCTTTACAAGCTCGGCAGTGAACCACACGGGGTCATTGCCAACGATGTCGAAGGCTTGGTACACGTACCAGATTTCACCAGTAAAGCCCATACCGCGCAGCTTAGTTACCATAGCTGCCAAGTAGTTCTTGTAAGGGTTGCCCGGGTACAGGTTAGGTACGCTGAATGTCGGCATAATGTTCGGGTAAATGTCAAGCCCGATAATGTCAATCCCGTTAGCCACGCCTAGCGTAAACGCAGGGTTAAGCACAGCATTAGGAAAGTAGATCACCATAGACTTAAGACCGCGCTCACGCACCTGCACGCTAGCAGCCAGCACAGCGGTCTGGTCCTCTAGGTGCAACTCGTCAACAGGTCGGCCATGCCCCAGCCCAAGCTCGTCGTACAAGTACACGTACTTAAACGCAGGGTACTTTACGACTTCGTCAAGGAAGGCACTGAAGCCGCCGAAGCCGACTTCCCGGGTACGCCCCGGCCAAGCGATAAGCTCGCCTGACTGAGTAGCCTGATAGGCCGCAGAGGTGATGGGGTTAGCGTCCTCTACTACGGCAATGCGATAGTCATAACTATCCCCCGCAGGGATGATCGCATCGGATGGGTTAATAAAGGCGGTCTTTAAGCGGGGGACTGGAGGCTCCCCTCCCGGCCCGCCGCCCCCACAACCGCATAAGAAGAATGTTATCAGCATAGAACAAAGTATTTTCATGGTTACCTATTAAGAGAGACCGACAAAACCAGCAGTTGGGGTGTAGGCCCAAGCACTATCCCCAGCGTTAATGGTAGAGTAGCCGTAGCCACCACCATCATACATAGAACTACAAGGGTAATATGGCCCACCGGTGATGCCTGTAACAGTGTAGCCGATGGGTGTACCATTAAGCCACCAAGTTAGAGTACCCGCCCCTGCATCAAATAGTACAGTTATAACATCAGTGGCTATGAAGGCAGGTCCACCGAATAGAATACTACCATTGCGGTACACCGCCCCGGAACGATGGTAGCCCCAGCTATTAAGATCACCGCCGGGCCAATTACCAGTTACCATAGATGGGGCGGAGTTCATGATACCCGTCACATTACCGTTACGGATTTCCCACACGTACTTCCCGGACCCTATAGACTTACCTACAGTAGCCCGCACTGGGTCGTTAACAGCGGCAGAGTATGCTGTATGGTTAGCTACCGATAGAGTAACACCGATAGCCTTGTCAGACGGATTCCATGTGGCATAAGTTATAGACCCGATTGCCTTGGCAACGGCCGACTTAGCGAACCGCATTACAGATTCTGCCCGACAATAAACGCATCCCACAGGAACGTATCAACGCTCTTAAATAGGAACACATCGCGCTTACCGTTAGCGCTAGTCATAGTAGGGGCTGTACCACCGGGCCACTTAAACAGCAGCGTAGACGTACCGTTACCAGCAGGCCATGTGATAGCGCGGGCAGTACCGTCAGCCGTAAACTCAACTGTGTGCGCCTGTACCTTAGTCGTAGAGGCTACGTTATTAGTAACAGTAATCGACGTGATGGCAGCATTTAGAGCTACCTTAGATAGGCCATTAGCCAAATCGAGGTTGAGTACACCGGCAGAGATTGTCGGGGCAGCAGCCACCTCAGTAACCTTCTCAAGGTTAGCCTCGATCAGCTTGTTACCTGACAGCGTCTGGTTACCGCTGAAGGTGTTAGAAGTCAGCAGGGCACGCAGGGTGATTTGTGCTTGTAGCTTACCGATGGCCACCAACAGCGTGTCAGCAGCCGTGACCGCTGTGCTTGTGGCAAGGCTCAGGCCAGTCAGTACAGTATTCAGCACGCCTGTGGCGAAGTCGCTGATAGTAGCTACTAGCTGTGTGCCTGTATGGTTAGCACGGTTGTAGAGTGCGGCAGATGACACATTATCCACGTTACTCAGCCCGACCTGTGCCTTAGTTACAGCATGGGGATTAGCCAGATCGGCCAAGTGGGCCGCAAGACCAGCAGCGCCAGAAATGGGCGTACCGCCCGGGGTAACGCCGTCATGGACGTGGATACCCTTGGTCGTAGTGTTGATGGTAATCTCACCCTCAGCGCCAGTAAAGACGTTGGTCTGGGCCGTAGTGCCTCGGCGTAGGCGTAATTCAGTTGTCATGGTAAAGCTCCACAATCTAAGTCAAGGTAGGTAGCAGTGTCTGTGACAAAGCCGAAATCGTAGGCGGTGTTGGTAAAGCCGAAGCTCCCGCCTAGTGAGCCTGCAATGGACTGGGCAATAGCCGCAGCATCCTCCGCATCTGAGGCACTAGCTTCAGCCGCCGTCGCAGCATTCTGTGCCGGGGCTATGTAGCTTTGGGCAGTGACGGCACTAGCAGCGGCAGCATCTGCGCTAGCATCGGCAGCAACCACTAACGGGTTGATGGCAGCAAGTACCGCAGGGAGCACACCGGCAGCAGCCGCAGCAGCCGCAGCGGTAGCAGCGCCTTCGGCAGTTACAGCACTAGCAGCGCTAGCCGCAGCACTAGCCGCAGCAGCCGCAGCGTTATCGGCAACCTGCTGGGCAGTTTCCTGTAAGGCAGGTCCTACGACTAGGCCAAGCTCGTCGCTAACCTCAGCCGCTACAAATACGGCCTGTCGGGCTAGGGTGTCGAGAGCAGCCTCTGTGATGTTGCTACCATCTTGGAAGTCAACAAGGGGTGCATCCTTCGGGGTGTCCCGGTAGATAGTCAACACGTCACTGACGGCCACAGCAGGGATTACCCGCAACTGGAACTCGCCAATGAAGTCGGCGGGGGTGAGCACTAGGTCAGTGCGGAGCCCTTCGCTATCGGTGACGTAAGCCTTAACATGCTCTTGGTCAATGTAGCCGCTTGCAAACGTAAAGTTCCAAGCAGTAGTGACCCCGTCACCCGCATACGAAGTACGTGATAAAAGTTGTTCGGTAGGTGTAGGCACGGGGGCCTCCTTAAATAGGGAGCCCCGCTGGTTAGGCGGGGCGATAGTATAGGCTCAGGGGTTTAAGCCTAATCCTTGGTGGCGTTCATAGCCGGGAGCAGCCACGGTAGTCGCCCGAACGGGGCAACTTTAGTCCATGCTGCTGGGTCATCAAGGTTCTGCAACAGCTTGTAACCATCGTCTACCAAGCTCGATGCTGGCAGGATGTAGCTACCGACAAAGTCAGCAGATTGCCCGTTGCGGCCTTGCACGGGGGATACACCCCAGTCATCAGGTAACAGGCTTGTGGTAAAGCCCACGAAGTCACCAGCCATACCGCTCATAGCCACATAGTTCATAGTGGCCCTGGCAATATTGATCGGCTGCAAGTTCTTCTCTAGGTACTCCTCTTGGTCCTCGCGGCCTATAGAGTTAGCGTAAGTACGGGCCATGTAGATGGGTGTCGCTAGCGACATACTTCCCATAATCATACCCAGTGCCGAAGCCACTCCACGGCTATTGCGCTGACGGCCCCACTGCTTCTCCATCGAAGTGATAGGGAAGGTACGGAACTGTGCCAGCGCACGCATCCAGCCATCATGCACCCACTTACCGCGCTCACCGATGAAGGTGCCTTGGATAATCTGGAGGGTGCCTCGGTGTACAGCTTGGATCACCTGCTCACGTATGTCAGGGTCTGTGATCTTCGTCACATCGAAGCCAGTTTCCTTAGCCCCGTCCCAGCCCGTTACAGCATCCAAGTCTTTACGCAACGCAGCCTGTAGCTCAGGGCTAATGCCAAACTGCTGTAGGGCTATATCGTTCTGCCCATCCCGGGTGTACTTAGCGATCTTCTTAACGATCTGCTCAGCTACTCCCCGTTGTTGCGCACTATGTACCAAGCGCCAACCAGACAAGATGCTCTGGTAGTGTGCGCCTGCCCGCAAGATACGGGTGGTTGTGCTAGTGCTGTCCCGGCCATAGGCGGGCAGGTGGTGATTGGGGTTATCGTAAGGCATGACCACCTTGTAGGCGTCTGTGCCGAACTCCCCGCCACCTGTCAACTCAATAGAGTCAAGCCAGCTATTCTCGATAGTCTCGCCCCGGGCCTTAGCCAGAATCTCAGAGCGTAAGCGCCCTATGCTAGTAACGGCGTCGAGTGTACGGGCAGCGCCAACGTGGAAGATAGAGTTAATGAACTCGCCCATCTGATTGAATACCGCACCGCCCATACGCACCAGCGTGTTAGCAGTTACCGCACCGTCCAGCCACTTACCCATGACTGTGCCAAAGGGCTGCCCCAAGAACTCAGCGCAGATTTGGTCGAAGGCTTCCAGTTCCTTAGGCGTTGCTACTTTACCGTCCTCGCCCATAGCCAACGCCTTGCGCATTGTCTCAAGGTGTGGCTTACCGTAGATACCGTGCCGGGCCAGTGCCACCTCGCCGGATACCCGCTCTGTCTGGTTACGCAGCAAGCTGATTTGGTCTGTCTCAAAGACATCCAGCAGCTTGAAGGGTCCAGCCTCTGTCGGGTACTCGCGGTTCAGGTCTAGCTCGATACGTTTCTTGGTGTGCTTAGCCGCACCTCGGGTGTACTTCTCCATAGCAGCACGCACCTCGGGGGCTGTCATGCCCATAGAGCGCAAGGCGTCCTCGACAATCTCCACGGAACCACCCCCGCTACCGCCTACTTGGTGAACGAATCCACCAGAGGCGCGGTCACGCATACGCTGCACTACCTTAGCGGCCAGTTGGTCAGCAAAGCCGATGTCCCAGCCAGATAGCTCAACGTACTGATCGGTCAACGCCGATTGCAGGATACTGCGTTGCTCGTTGTTCAAGCTCAGCACAGCCTTAGCGCTCATTTGGTGCGGGGTGTAGCCCTTGCTCGACTCAGGTAGCGATGCCCAGCCCAGCGTCTTGTTAGCCTTTTGGGCCTTCGCGCTGCGCTCGTAAGCCGCATCCAGTGAGTCAGCCGCAGCCTTAACGTAGCCGTCTTGTGTACGGGTTGTGCCCTGTGCCCGAGCCTCGCGCTCTGCGAACACCTCACGGTTGAACTTGTCGTAGCCCTTGCCGCCCCACACCATGTCGTGTGCAGGTACGCCTGTCGCCTTAGCCCAGCCCTCATAGGCCCCGGTCAAGTCGTTGATGGCGTTACCCATAATCAGGCGTTCATGCAGGTACTTGCTGATAGCCGCAGTCGCCTGCTTCTTACCAGCCACTCCGCTAGCGTCCTCTACCAACTCGCTTGCCAGCATACGCATCAGGTTGCTCTCGGACTTGAGCATGATAAGCCCAGTCGAGGCGACATTGAAGATGTTGTTATCCGCAATGTTCTGTGCCCGCGCATCCCATGCAGCGTCCTTGGGGTTAGCTAAGGCCCACTCGTCAGCCTTCTTGTGGAGGGCGATAGTTTCCTTAGCGATGGCTCGCTCGTAGTCTGTACCTAGTGGCAGATTGTCTACACCGATCTTCTTAGCATACGGGTCTGTCAGGATGTCGCTTACAGCGTCAGCCTGTACAGTCGGCCCATCACCGGCTTTACGCACGGCAGTAGCATCAGGCAGGGGGCCTTCTGTTAACATGTCAAACAGTTCGCGGTACTCGTCAGTTACCCCTATGTTCTCGCGCTTAGCCAGCCTCAGGAACTCCAGCGCTTTCTTGATAGCATTCTTGAGCACAGCGATAACGTCAGTAGGCATGGCGGTCTTGTTAACCGTAGCCCAGTCCTCCTCCATGTACTTAACGAACTGCTCAGCAGCAAACTCGTCGCGGCTCATGCTGTACTTGTCCCGGCCCAGGGGCAGCGGGAACTCACGGGCAGGCATCAACTCGGGATTAAGCAGACTGTAGCGCTGGCCGCGAGTTGCAGAACCTTCTAACTCGCCCTTAAGCTGCTCCTTAACCAAGCGTTTGTAGCTAGCATCTAGCTTGGTCAGCATCGCGTCATCCAGCTTAGCCAGATTCTTGTTGATGACCATGTGCCCAATCTCGTGGGTCACGCTACGGATAGCAGCTACCTCGGACAGGTTCTTGTTGAGTGCTACCAGCGCCGCCTTGTCGGAGACTTGGATAACCGCAGCCCGGGAGTCGCCCATGTCCTTGGAGTGTACCACCATGCGGAAGTCATCGCCCAAGAAACGTGCAGCTATAGACTGCGCAGCCTTGATGGCCTTGTGGGCCTCCTTAGGCACTTGGTCGGTGAACTTCACACCGGGCGGCATAGCCTCCAACTGATCGACTGTGCTGATAGAGCCGCCCGTCATGTCGCGCAGGGTAACCCCGTCGCTATTGGCAAACAAAGCGCGGCGCTCAGCCATACCTGTCTTACTCATGAACGGCCCCCAGCTAGCGGCGCCTGCCTCAATCTCTACCGGGGCCTTAGCCATGTCGCCCTGAGGGGCCTCGGCCTTAGCAGCCACATCGTCAGGGGATTCAAAGAACTTACGCTTAGCTGACACAGCAGAGGTAGTGTTTTCAATCACGGGTGCTGCGGCCTCAGCCGTCATGCTGCGCTTCACCTCAGCAGCTAACTCCGCCATAGAGGCGTCTGGTCCCAGCTTAGCCTGTGCCATTTCAGTATGACGTAGCTCCTGCTCAACCGCAGCCTTAAACGCAGCCTGTTTCATAGTAGCATCACGGATCACGTTAGCGCTAGCATTACCCAGCACGGTGCCCACGCCGATGTCCATAGCCGCTGATAGGAACAGGTCCACTGGCCGGAACTCTTGGTTAAGCGCTTGTGCCGTAGCCTCGATAGTAGTACCAGCCATCAGGTTACCTACAATCTCACGTCCAATCATCTGGCCCTTGGTGCTGGCATTAGCCACCCCTGCGGCAGTCGCCGCTAGGTTCTTAGCTACCATCACCTTATGCACTGCCACACCGGGCAGGATGTTGGCGAAGTCCAGCACCTCAGCACCTAGACCGATAGCCAACCCTACTCCACCTCCCTGAGAGTGCAGCGCCTTAGAGCGTACTTGGTCATCCTCCCAACGTGCGACTATGTCAGAAGCCTCGCGGGTAGACCGGGTGGAAAGCAGCTTGTTGAATAGCTCTGGGTCGGCCTGTGCCTGAGGCATAGCCGTATTAGGCACGTAGCCCTCCTCAGGCTCGTAAGCCTCAGAGAACATCGTCTTCTTAAGGCCGTCGTATATACGGGCTGTAGTAGCCCCGCGCACGCCAGCGCCGACCATAGCTAGAAAGCTGGGCTGTGTCTCGTTCAGTATCTCAAGGTTCCAGCGCTCAGTCTCCAGCCCGCTGTAATCCACGCGCTCAGGCTGCGCAACCTGCTCAGCCCTACGTACTGCATACTGATCCACAATCGGCTTGACTGTGGGGCCAGCAGGGGCCTTGGCGGTGCCTTTGGGGGCAGGCGCTCCTGTGATCTTGGCGATGTAGTCCTGAGTCTCCTTGAATGGCGGCACCCCGCCGTACTTCTTCACAGCCCCGGGGCCTGCGTTGTAGCTAGCCAGCGCCAGCGGTACATCACCGTTGTGTGCCTTAAGCTGGATAGCTAGGTACTTAGCCGACCCCTCAAGATTCTGGACCGGGTCATGGATGTCAATGACCCCCATTTCCTTAGCCGTTGCGGGCATCAGTTGCCCCAGCCCGGCAGCCCCCTTAGGGGACACGGCCTTGGGATTATAGTTGCTCTCTGTGCCAACTACCTTGCCAAAGAGGATAGGGTCAATCCCATGCTTCCTCGCAGCCGCTTCGGCCATTGCTCTATAATCTTCTGCCATGTGTGTCCTTTAGTATTTAGGCGGTTGCCCAATCTCAATGAGTTTCCGGTTAATGCGATCTTGATAATCCTTAACCTCGTCCTTGGTAAACTTGCTACCTGAGCCGCTACCCTTACCAGCCTTGAGGGCGTTCTCCATGTACGCAATATCCTCTAGCACATCTGCCTGCTTCTTGTTAGACCAAGCCGACTCAATCTCTGAGCCACGGATCAGGATACCGTTAGGCTCGCCCTTGTCTGTGCTACTCAGCACGTAGAACATAGCCTCGCCATTATCGTCAGGCATGCGGTACGCGCTGACGCCAGAGTCAACAAGCCCAGCCTTAGTCAGTGCCTGCGAGAAGCCTAGCTTGACAGCCGCATCCAACTCAGTCACTTGGATTTGAGTAGGGTTAGGCTTACCGTTGCGCTCAGGCTTAACCAGCGCCTGCTCGATAGGGGCCTGATCTAGGCCGCGCTTCCAGTATGTACCGGCGTACTGCTCGATACCTGCCATCTTACCGGCCTCTTTCAGCTTGTCCTTGGTAGACAAGGAAGATGGCAGGTTGTCCATATAGGGCATAAGCTCCGACACAAACTGTGGCGCTAGCTCAGCATCAAGAGGGGGCTTGTCATCGAACAAGTTACCTAACGTCTGCCATACACCCTTCTGAGCAGCGACCTTCTGGAACTCTGCGGCGTCCTTACTGTTATCCACCTTAGCTCGGGGCTGGGAGAACTTGAGCAAGCCTACTACCTTGTCGCCTTCGGAGACTTGGCCGGTGGCCTGTATGAAGCGATGGTACTCGTCCATCTTAGCCGCGTATTCGCCGGAGTAAGTAGCCGCCACTTTAGTGCCTTGGGCCTTAGCCGCTGTGCGTAACGGGAGGTAGTGTTTGGTGTAGACATCGTGCAAGGTCTGCGGGTTACTCTGACTAACGGCTAGGTTAATCTCGGTCTGTAGAGTTTCCTTGAACGCCTTGTTCACACCGCCACTGCGCTCAGCGCTAGCCGCCATAGCGGAGAAGTACTGCTCGTCAGTGCTAACGCTACGTTTGTAGGCCCACGCTTCCTGAGCCTCAGACTCCTTGAGGAAGCTAAAGTCAGCACCAGTGCTAAACGCAGCAGCGCCAAGCTCGATCTTGCGATTATGTAGCTCTTGCTTCTCGTCAGCAGTACCTGCCTTGGCCGCAGCCGCCGTCAGCCTAGCAGCCTCACGGTGCCTCTCGTTGATGCGGGAAGTCTCAAGCTGTACCAGTTCACGCACAGTAGCAGCCTGCGGCACCAACGGCTCACGGCTACCCGTTAACCGGGAGTACTGTTCATTCAGTGCAGCAGCGCCTGATATGATGGCCTCGGGCGCAGTAGTTGGATCGTTAGCCAGCGTCTGCCACTGCGAGGCTTGGATAGCCAACGGGGCGTCGATCAGTAGCCGAGCCTTACGCTCAGCAGCATCTAGGGCACGGGTCACGTGGACCTTGTCATCGTCTTGCAGCTGATCGACAATGCCTGCATCCTGCATAGCGTACACGCCAGCAAGGTTACCCTCGGAGGCAGCAGCAGCTAACGCCAGTGTGACGTTACGGCTGTGTACCTTAGGGTCCATACCCTCAGGGCGAATGAACGCCTGTACTGCACCTACCCGGGCACCGTCAGCATCAATGCTATCAGTAATCTCGTTCTGCACGGCGGGCTGGAAAGCATCCCCGGGTGCAGCCATGCGGTACTTAGTAGTCACCACGCCCACGTTGGTGAGGGCCGCGCCCATAGCTTGCCGCTGGGCATCTACCATACGCTCTTGCTTGTAAACATAGTTATGCTTAGTCTGCTGAGCCATCTGGTCAGGCATCTGCTTCATGGCCTGCTGGAACACCATCGTGTCCGTAGCCTCGTCGCCCGTCTTAGTACTTGCGATCTGTCGCTGCACATGCTCAGCAAACTGAGAGCCTGACAGCTTACGCAACTCAGGCATAGCAGCTTGGATGCTAGTGCTAATCTCGCTGGCCTTGGAGAAGGCGGTGTAAGCCCGGGCACCGTCTACCACATCGGTAGTGCCAAAGGCTTTGGAGTACCAAGGCTGCTCCTCGACAATGTCGGCAACAGCTTGCCCGGAGGCAGCACGCTGCATGCCCCGCACAAAGCCAGCCTCCTGCTCAGCCTTGATGGCCGGGGCCAGGATGGTAGCCCCCATCTTAAACAGTACCTGCATGGTAGGGTCAGGCCCACGCTCAGGAATCTGCAAGGCCCGGTTGACGTTACCGCCAAAGCCTCCTTGAATGTCCGTGCGTTGCTGCACCTGCCGCCCGGCGCTAGCCTGCGGCATACCGCCCTGATTACCGGCAGCGAAGGTCACGGTCTGACCCAGCCCCTCAGTCGGGGCACCTAACGTATTCTCTTGCACTGCCATTACGGCTCCTTAAATTAACCCACAGCGCCGGGATACAGCGAGAGCGGGGTGTCGCCTTTACCAAAGGAGAAGGTACTAACCTTCCCCAAGACGTTGGCAATATTCTTAGGGTCTTGTCCACCCATCACGTCGGTAAATAGGTTACCTGAGCGATGTACTTCTAAGCCAAGGTCTACGTTGTAGTCGAGGTCATCGACAATGCTACTGTCATCTAGGCTCTGGATAGTCGCCCGTTTAATGTCAGACTGTGCCTGCCCTGCGTCGTAGTCAGCGGCTTTCATGCGCTGCTTCTGTGCCTGCTGTATGCGGGCATTGCGCAAGGCAGTCGTACCGTTAACCACATCCACCACAGAGCCGCCGACACCTGCCATAGCCTGTGAGGCGATAGCGGCACCGGCCTGCTCAGCCATTCTGATTTGGCCTTCAAAGTCCTCAGTAGTGGCACTGTCACGCATACGGCGATAGTTGATTGCAGCAGCCTCAGCTGCCCGCCCGCCTTGGTACAGTGTGCGCCTATTGTTCTCAGCTTGGTTAGCGCGGGCCATACGGCCCTTGACTACTGTGAGTTCGTTACGCGCACCCCGTACCACGTTAGCGGCATCGGCATTGGCCTTGTTGATAAGGGTCTGCCGACCCGCAGCCTGCGATGCAGAGTAGCCAGCCGATAGACCCGACACGGCCTGTAGGGCCATCATTGCTAGCATTGCTGCCATGTTATCTCCTAAGTAAACCGCTGTGTGCGATTGAAGTATTGACCCGACCACTCGATAGCCGTGACCGTAAACGGTAGCCATGAGCGTGCGGATAGCCTCAGGCTGTACGCCCTAGTCTCCCGCCCAATTGGAACAGTATGCTCGTTAGTGCTTATGTGCTCGACGCCAATGGCGTTGGGCTGGCCCACTACCCTGCCGGTGAAGGAGATAGTTTGCTGGGTGCC